CGGAAAGGAACAGTGTCAGACATGTAACTTATTCTGTCTACTGTATCGAGTGTAGGATCAACAGGCCCTTGTCTGCCTAATCGGGTATTAGTGATAATATTTTGTTGACCTTGAGCAATAGCCTTTGAAATGTCTCTCTGCGTTCCTCCAGACATTGCTTGTGCTACGTCCCTAGTTGTCGGGTTAACGCCTGTGCTGTAATACAAGGCACGACTATCTGGGTCCACTAGGTTAAATAAACCTTTCTTTGTACTATCCCCTGCCCAGCTTAAGAAGTCTTTTATTCTTGTTGTTTCTGCCATGGCTTTTTCAGGAGTGTCTGCGTTTTTATAGGCGCCAGCAAGCATAGGACCAACTTTCGGGACTCTTCCTACCCTCCTTACGAACGCTTCAGGGTCTTTTGCTATGTACCTGTCCAACATACTTGGCGTAGCGCCCTCTGGTATGTCAGTTACTTTATAAAAGTTTTTAATGAAGTTTGGTGCAGAACTTAAAAACAAACCAGAGCCTTCCTGCAGTCTGTTTAGATCAGGCAGAGCTTCTCGTGTAATCTGAGAACCTCTACGAATCATATTTAGGCCAGCTAAAGGCGTATAGGTTGCTGGAGTTAGTCCCTCACGAGCAGCAAACTGCATAGGCGCTGTCGATATCTCGCTTGTGCCTAAATCAATAGCGTTAGGACCCCCGCCGTTAAAACGAGGGATTCTAACGGAATCTGCATCAAAGGGTTTTTCTATGATAGGATTGAGGAACTCTTCAGTAGCTTGTTCACTGTACTGTCGTGCTTTAGAACCTACCCTAGAAGCTCCTCTGCGTAATGCTAGGTACTCTTCTCGTTTCTTCTGAAAGTCACTCACTCTCTTCTTCCTTAATCTCTTCACGAGTCTGGTCAATAAGGTCAACTATAAGCATTCTGTCCATCTCTAGTTCTTTCAGAGCAGTGCCTTTGGTTAGAGGAATTGCTTTGTCAATAGCAGAAAGCATACTTGAGTATATTCTAGCCCTGTTTCTAGGCTTCATGGCTTGTACGCCCGTGTACACTGCAGTGCCAAGCACTCCTGCAGCTGTTGCAGGCACAGCGCCCCCTATAGCCCCTAAACCTACAGTTCCCGTAGCTCCTAAGGCTAAAACAGTGTTTGGCAATAAGTCAACAGCTTTTAAAGCACGTACAGTTCGACTAATAGCGTCTCTGCCTGATGCGTTACGTTTAGGTAGTATGTCCTCCATGGCTGTAATACCGTGGAACTGCTTGGTTAACAGGTTGTGTAGTTGGTCTCCACGGGTGTTGTCCTTCAGTGTGTCGTTAATTACACTACGAATCTTTTTACCTGCAATAGACCTAGCGCTAGGTGTTCCGTCAAAGTTGTTCATTAGATTATCAAATCTACGTCGAACCTCTAGTACACCCACAAGATCTGAACCGCTGGTCTGTACGGACTCAAGGACAATTTCTGACAATTCAGCAAGTTGTTTTTGTATGTCCCCGCTTGCTATACGAACGATAGGGTCTTTTAGGACTTCATCAACAGCCCCTTGCATGTCCTCCAAAAATTTGTCAGAATCAATGGCCTTGTTTTGAGCTGTTATGATCTTATCAGTTGTTTGTTTAGCCGCGCCTACTTCCTTTTGTATTTGGTTGTAGTTGTACCAATACGAACGGTTTGGCTTTACGCCCTTCATGTTGGTAATTGTGTCAATAACTAAGTTATCAAACTCCTGAGGTTCCCACGTTGCTGTACGTAAGACGCCTTTTTCTTCAAACACGTCTCGCATCTCTGGCGTCACTGGTTCCAACAAAACCTTAACACCGTTTCTTTTGTTTTCTCTTACGAGCTTTGTGGCTTCTTTTTGTGCGCCTCTTTTGGCTACGTCTAGTCTAGGTATGTCTGGTCTAGGGCTAAACAAAAGTCCTATGTCTACAACGGACTCAAGACGTTCTGCGGCGGCTTGGTATTGGGGGTTAGCATTTCTAAACCACTGGTAGCCTTCTTCACCCAAAGAAGCTGCTTGGGCTGCTAGTCGGAAAGCATCAGTGTCTTTAATTTTGTCGTAGGCTGCTTCTGCTCCTTCCTTAACTGAATTAGGAATCCAAGAACTAAGATAGGTAGACAGTGTTGCACCGCCTGCTCTAGCTGCCTGAGAGCCTCCAATGAGGGCTAACTCTGGTGCCTGATAAAGCTGACGTAGAAGGCTTGGGTCGTCTCCCATAACGTTTTGTGCCCTACGAGACACCTCAGGACCAAACCTTTCTAGTTCTCCCCTAAGCGTTTCTCGTGCAGCCATCTCAGGTTCAAACCCACGAAGAGCAGGAGGAGTAGTAGTAGGCGCACCATAAAGGTCTGCAGCAGCTTGAGCCAACTCTTGTGCTGCTGCTCGGTCCCCTGCCGCTAAAGCAGACTTAATAGCCTGTTGATACTGCTGTTGTGTAATCTGCATAAACGCCTCTTACTATTGCATTGCTTGCTGTAAGTACAAGTTAGCTTCGTCAGACAAACCCGGAACAGGCTCAAAAGGACCTGTAGGCGTGACTTCAGGTTCAACCCTTTCTGGGGGCATGTCAACCAGAGGGTAGAAACCTCTAAGAATTGCTTTTTCTGTTTCTGTTTGTAAAGCGTCGTTAACACCATTCCTTAATTTATTGTAGTTTTTTATGTTTAACACATTTGATTTTCTAACAATGCTTAACAAACGTCGCATAGCTTCTGGGTTGTTATTTAGGTTAGCTGCAGTAACTGTTTTAGAAAACTCTAAATCTTTATCTGATAAACCTGTACCAGCACCTAAGTTGGTAATATAGTCAGCAATAGCTCTACCGCCAAGGCCTATATATTCTTCAGAGTCTATTACTTTATTTGCGTCAGTAAAGTCTGCTCCTATTAATAGACCAATTCTAGCTAAGTCTTTTCTAAACTCAGCACCATAGCCTGTTATAATATCACCCTCTTCAAGAATATCAAGTTGACGATCAATACTTTCAATAGTTCCTACAGCTTTTTGTGCTTTATCAACTCCAGTTGAAAGTCGGTCAATTCCCGGACCAATTAGTTTTTCTGCTACACTACCACTTAAGTTTTCAATTTTTTGTATTTCAGGCGGCGCTCTGCGTAAACCCAGTTGTTGAGCAGAAACCCATGTGTTATTCTCTCTGTCGTACACCTGTCCTCCTTCGGTACGGAAAGGCATTACCTCACCGTCCTTCAAGAAGAACTCAATGTCACCACCACGTTGGCCTGTGAGTACGTCATTAAACACTTGGTCAGGCGCTTGGCCTAGTCCTAGTTCATTAAACAGTTTGTCACTGATACCACGCTGTCTAGCCAACTGCTTACGCTGGGCTGGTGTTTGCGTTGGCATGTTCTTGAGGCGATAGTCAATCATAGTGCCTACAAGGTCACCAAGTTCCTTATTGTCAGTCACGTTTTCAATCTGAGACGCTAAGTCGTCAAGACCAAGGTTTTCAGCCTGAGTTTTGATCTGTACTTTGCGGTTGGATAAAGCTTCTGCATTTGCTTCGTTTTCTGCCATTTCCCTAGCAGCAGTAGCTAATTTAGCTGCGTTTGCCATGTCACCTAGTGATTGATAATACTGAGCCAACCCAGTAAGACCTTCAACAGTATTAGGATCAAACTGAGACAACTCTTGTCGTCTTTGTGCTCTAGCAGGTGCTGCGCCTATGCCTTGTGCAGCCGTTAACAGCCCACCTAAGTAGGAAGGCTGTGTTGCTGCTCGTACAAATTCTCTACCAAATCTAGCCATGATCTTTTCCTTTAAGTGTCTTCACGTCTATCGAAGATGCCGCCTAGAAGCCCTGAACCAGCGGCTCCTATTAAGTTAGCTCTACCCAAGTTAGCACCCAACAGAGCATCAATGCCTGAAGCAGTAGCCTCACCAAAGAGTCCTGTACCGTACAACTGTGCTTGCTGCTGTTGTGCTGCAGCAGTTTGTCCGGGAGCCAATGCTGCCAAAAGTTGCTGCTGTGGCAGGTAAGAACCAGTAAGAGCACCCATGCCCAGCTGTTGTTGCAACTGTTGTAGTCCTAAGCCACCACTTAAGAGTCCTTGACCTGCAGTCAACGCCTGTAGAGCCTGTTGTTGTCTTGCAGCGTCCAAAGCTTGCTGTTGTTGTGCTAGGTTCGCGCCTAAGCCAGCAAACTGTGCGCCAAGGCCTGCTTGTTGAGCCTGAAGTCCACCTGCAACCTGTGCCAACTGAGCAGCTTGGCCAGCAGCAGTAGTAGCTCTTCCAAGGCCTTCTGTTTGCAAACGTGACTGAATTTGCTCCGCAGACAACCCAAGCTGTGCAAGCTGTGTAGCTCTCTGCTGTGCCTGAGACTCCAAAGCAGACTGCGCTTGTTGCGCCTGTAGCCCTGCTCCTGCCAACTGCATTTCACGTCCAAAGCCTTCAGCTTCCATACGAGACTGTACTTGTTCTGCAGACAACCCAAGTTGTGACAATTGATTTGCTCTTTGTTGTGCTTGGGATCGCAACGCTGATTGAGCCTGTGCAGCTTGGATATCTGCTTGACCCAACTGTAACTGTCTACCGAAGCCTTCTGCCTCAAGTTGTGCCTGTACACGTTCTGCGGACAACCCAAGTTGTGACAACTGTGAAGCCCTTTGTTGTGCTTGAGATTGCAACTGACTTGACAAACCAGCCTGCTGTGTAAACATACCACCAAGGGCCTGAGCTTCACCCAAAGCCCTCTGACGTTCTACACCAGCCTGCTGAAGTGCTGCTAAAGACGCTCTGTCTTGCGCCTCTTCTTGGGCTTTAGCTAACGCAAGCTGTTCAGGAGTAGCACCACCAAAGGCTGCTGAACGTACACCAAGACGTCCTTGTGCCGCCAAACGCTCTTCTAAAGCAAGACGCTGACGTTCTTCTTCAGGACGTTGTGTAGCACGTATGCGCTCAAAGACTTCTGCTTCTCGTGCAGCCGTTGGTTGCAACACCTGCTGTGCCGCTTGACCCGCAAGTCCACCGTACTGTTGACGTAAGGCTTCTACGTCAGCAGGAGCAGCAGTTTCAAGACCAGCCATACCTAAACCTAGCCCTCTAGCAGCAAGGTCCCCTGCGCCAGTGCGAACACCGGGAGCAGCGACTCCAGCAAACGTCTGGCTTACGTCAGGAACCATCATACCTCTTTCAGCAGCACCAGCACCCATAAGCTGTCCTGCCAGTCCTCCTGCTGCGGTCCTTACTCCGGGAGCCTGTATACCAGCAAAGGTTTGAGTTACGTCAGGAGCGCCTCCGACTAAACCAGCGCCTCCTAGACCCAACGCTTGTTGGCCTAGTTGTCCTACAGCAGCACTAGGTTGTTGGCCCAACATGCCGCCTACTGCTCCTGCAAACTGTCCACGAAGAAGGTTTAAGTCGGCTGGCTGCATTCCAGCAGCACCCATGAATTGACCACCAAGGCCAAAGGCTTGCTGTGATGCAGCTTGAGTAGGAGCCATGCCAAACGTAGGCTGACCCATGAGTTGCTGCCCTGCGCCTATGGCTCCAAGACCTGCCTGAGTTATCTGAGGCTGTCCTGCAACAGGCTGTCCAAACATTTGACCTGCTTGGCCCGCTAGTTGTTGTTGGATCGCTTGTTCCTGAGGCGACAAGCCTAGTGTAGAACCTTTAGGTCCAGCCCTAAATTGTCCACCAGTAGCCGTAGTTACAGTGTAAGGTCTGAAGGCCGCTTGGCCTATTTGAGTTTCAGCTAGTTCTTGACCTAGTCTTAGTCCTTGACTACCAATGTCGCCAAGGTCTTGATAAGCATCATAAAGAAGACCTGTGCCCGCTGCACCAGCTAAAGCAGTTCCTCCTTGACCCTCTAAAAAACCACCAAGACCTTCAATAATCTGACGTATGCTTGGCATTAGTATGTACCTCCGTCAATAGTTCCTGTTGACAGCGTACCCGTAAACGTCAACGCAGGTATTGTCACTGTGCCTGTAAAGGTTGGTGAAGCAATGTCTGCCTTTGTAGCGATAGCTGTAGATATGGCGTCAAACTCTGTTTCAAATTCAGCGCCTTTAATGATTTTACCGCTGTCCCCAGAAGGTAGACTGTCTTTAGCGGCAAAGTCAGTGGTCTTTGTATAGTTACTCATAGTACTTTACCCATTAGTGCTAATACGTTAATCTCTTGGAGAGACAAACCTGAACCGTCTATGTCTGCTTCCAAACCTATTGTTATAACTCCACCGCCTCCGGTAGTGTTTATGCCACGGCGTGACGTAAGATCACCACCTGTAAACTCTGCTGTACTGTTAAACTCACTTTCGTTGAAGTAACCAGTAACCTGATTACCTACTGTAAACTCTGCAGTTTGAAAGAATGTACCAAAGTCATACGCCCACTTAAGAAACATAATGGCACTGTTAGCACCAACAATGGTAGGCCGCAGCTTCTTCAGTATCTTTAGCCTTGAAGGGTCACCAAAGGTCAAACCGGGGCTGTAGTACTTAAAGCGGTACTTCTCACCGTTGTCTCTGTAGCCGCTGTACTGACCAATGCCTTCCGTGTTGCCAATAAGTAACGTACCGTCGTCCTTTCTACCGTAAGCTGTAAAGCCTGTACCGGGCCAGCGTGTTACACGGTAAGCTCCGTTTTCTAGTGTTCCTCGAACGTCGAAGCAGAAGGTTGTGTCTTGAGCCGTAAAAGTCAACAAGTAAAAGCCTTCTTCTGGGCTGTACACTGAACGAAAAAACTCTGTTTCATTCTGCAGCAAACTAATAATGTCTTTTGAAATAGTGCTTGACAAACTAGTAATAGGCATTGACTTTTCTTGAATAGTCCTGCCAAAACTTTTTAAGCCTGTGTGTGACAAGAACAAAACGTCCGAACCTGTGTGCTGTACAGTGTCTCTGTCAACACAACCAACGCCTGCTACAGTGTCTGCAAGAGACATCGTAGCTGGTGCTTCTGCGCCTTGGTACACAACAATACTGTGCTTACCAAATATAATCAACAGGCCGTTGTGTGCTGCTAATGCTACAATCTCGTCGTACCCGTCAGGCCAAACTTTAGATATGTCAATAGACCCGCTAGTACCGCCAGACCAGTCATGGCCTATCAACAGGTCAGACCAGTACACTGTGGACTTGTCGTTGTTAACATCTGCTGTCCAGAGCCGTCCATAAGCCGCTAGAACCTCATTACCGTACATAGCACTGGTAACACCAGCAGCACCAGAAACGCTACTCAACTTGACTACAGAGCCTCCTGTAGCGTCATAGACCAATGGTTCGTTGCTGCGTTGAAAGAAATAAATCTTGTCATTAAAGTTAACCATCTTCCAGTTGTCAGAAGTAATCGTAACTGACACAGGCGTTTCGTCAACAAGTGTTGTAGTACCACTGAGTATTTTGTTGTTACCTACAGAGAAGACCTTGGTGTTACCAGCGTTGTCTTCAAACTCTTTGATTGCTCTGATTTTGGCGCTGCCTAGTTCAGTCTTGTCAGTTGTAATAACACTGTATCCTTTACGTGACGCAATACGACCACGCTTGTCAATCACTGCGTTGTCAGCAATGTCAGCAAACGAAGGGTCCTGTGCCAACGGAGAATCTTCTGTGTTGATTCCTTTGAAAGCTGGTGCAACAAGATTAATGCTTTGTAGTTGTTGAGCCATAGCTACCTCACGGCGTATAGAAGATTACTTCTTCTGGGTGCTTTTGAGCGTCTAGTGCAATAGCGTCAGACAGGTACTTATCAGCAATAGCAAAGTATTCAGGAGCAGAAGTGCCTCCGGTTTCTCCACGTTCACGGGCCAACAGAGCAATAGCCAAATGAATTACAGGCATTGCAGGGATGTCCATTGTGTCGTCATCAGCAGACAAGTCAGCAGCACGTTTAACACAGTTAAAACGAATAGTGTACGCTTTGTCTGGTGTTGGGTAAATATCAATCTGCGTGTCACCGCTGCTGTCAACACCGTTGTACGTGTAGTACGTAGGCGCACCTGTGCGTGGGTCTGAGATTAAGTAAGCCTCGTCAAAGAACGTAGCTGTCTTGTACTCCATGAACAAGTTAGCTGTGTCGTTGATTACGTTAAGCGCCTTGATTCTATTCTGGCTACCCGTCAGTACGTAATTAAAGACGTCAGCAGTAGTAGTAATCGTTAGGGTAGTCCGAAGTGCTGACCAGTCCCATGCGTCCTCTACCATTCGCTTTGCGTCATTAACAAAGTCACCTACCATTTTACTGTACGTACTAGAAGCAACAGAAGTAACTTCTTCTTCTCGCATCCTTCGCAAGACATTGTTTACTAGGTTTAAATAGGTCATAGTTTTATCCTATGGAATTTCTTGCAAAAAAGTCATCTAGTGTTAGATTAGAAGCTTGATTAACTGGTTGTGCGCCATACGGAGAAGTAATTAACTGCTGTAGTTGGACCGGAGCATAATCAATGTTAGTTGTGTACGGACTAAACATACCACCACCAGCTAACTGAGGCATTCCTGTGCTTGGTAAGTCTACACTAGGTAAGTCTGGTGTTTCTATACTTACTGGCGGCAAATCTATAGCTACTTCAGGTAAATTTACATTAACTTCTGGTAAGTTTACTTCAGGCAACATTTCTCTAATAGGCTGTATAATTTCATCGTCAATGTAACTTCCGACAGCCCTTGTTATATCTTCAGTTTCTCTTCCAGCGGCTCTAACAACATCTTCAATTTCTCTTATTGCTGCTGGAGTTTCAAACTCACTTAATAAATCAACGTCGATATCAAAGCCCGGTAAATCTATACCGGGGTCTGCAAAAGCTAATGTACCTTCTGCGTCTAATCCACTTGATTCATAAGTAGCAAAATCAATAATGTTGTTAACAATATCAGTAGCGTCTACGTCTTCGCCAGTTGCTGCGCTAACAGCTGATTCTATAAACGGGTTAAACGCCGCAATAGGAACTGTTGTCTCTCCTTCTCTAAACCAATTATCAACATCAACATTGCCCATAGAATCGGCGTAAGTTTCTCTTACGTAATTTTGTAATTCACTTGTAGCATAAGTAGAAACAGCCCCAAGTGCAATTTCTTCTAAATTTTCTCCTGTAAGAGCGCCTGATGCTACGCCGCTTGCGATATTAAAAACTGTGTCATAGTCAGTACCTAATGTATCTGCCATGTCCCAAATAGCATTGTCTACAGCAGCGCCTATGTCTGATCCAGCAGCAATTTCCCCGGCTCTAAAGGCATCTCCTATATATTCTAAACCGCCTGTGATAGCAGCAGTAGCCAAAGAACTAGCATCAACGCTTCCTGTTACGGCTCCTTGAACAATAGCACTAGCTAAAGCGTTAGTTCCTGCGGCACCAGCAAGGCCACTAAGAGAAGCTCCTCCTGCTGCTCCTCCTGCTGCTCCTCCTGCTGCTCCTCCTGCTGCTCCAGCAGTACCAAAAGCAGCGCCTAAAGCTGCGCCTGCTCCTGCCGTTAGTCCACCAATAACTGCAACTTTAACTAAATCACCTAAACCAAAGCTATCGTCTATTTCTCGTATTTTACGGGTAATAAAACCAGAGCCGTTCCATTGGGCAGACCAAACATCTCCGTCTTCGCCCATGAATTCAATACTTCTTTGAGGATCAATGCCGTACTTTTCATTTAATGCTTGAACATCCTCTGATAAAGCAAATGAGTTATACAAACTCATTGGATTACCTTCTTCTGCTTCATCAGAAAACAGCTGATAACCTGCAGTAGCGTCTACAGTAGTTCCATCTGGAAGCGGTATATTACCTAAGTTAAGATAACCAGCAACACTGCCTAAAGCTTGGTTTACAGCTAAAGCCGCCATTTCAGTATCACTATAACCTAAAGCTTCTTGATCTAAAGTAGCTTCCGCTTGGAATCGTTCTGAATCTTCTTCTGGTATATCCCACCAAGGGTTTGCTTCGTTAAGGTTCTGATTTAGTAATGCAGCGTATTCTGCCGAATAATTTTTAAAGTTTTCAAAAGAACCAAACTGACTTTCTAAAAGAGGCTGAGAATCGTAGTAATTCCTAAGTCCTTCTTCGCTAGTTTCTTGTACATCAACTAAAGAATTCCCTGAAGACCCACCTAAGCCACCGCTTTCATATCCATGTTCAGAACCACGAGATCCTCCGTAGTTTGGGTCAGTAATGTAATACTGAGGTGTATCTTCTACAACAGTTTCAGTTTGGGCTTCGGTTTCTGGTACTGGTTCAGGCACTGGTTCAGGCACTGGTTCAGGCACTGGTTCTGTTCTGCCCGTAATAATATTAATAGGAATACCAGTAGGTTCAGGAGACGGGTCTAACGGCCCTGTAGGTGTAGTCTGCCTAACTGGAGGTTGTCCCGGCTGTGCAATAATAGGACCAGAGTCTATATAAGGCTCTCTTGGTTGTGTAGGAGCAGGCTCTGGGAAATACTCAGGGAAAATGTTTTTTACAACCGAAGGCTCTTCTACAATTTCAACAGGTTCAGGCGCAGGTTCTGGGACTACTACAGGAGCAGGTTGTGGTGCAGAAGCAGGAGCAGAAGGAGGAATAGGAAGCATACCACCGGGTTGTGCTATAATGGGAGGAGATTGATAAATTTCTTCTCTAGGTAGTTGATTTTGTACTTCTGGTGGTAAAATTAATTCTGGTGTTGTTGGCGTTGGAGCGGGCATAGGCGGCTTTATACCACCTGTTGTTCTAACTGGTTGTTGTTTAGTAGGCGCAGGTGGATTAAGAACAATAGGAGCTTGCTTAGTAGGGCCGCCCTTAGTAGTTCCTGTTGGTTGACCAGTACGCTCATCAAAGTTAGGAGTACCGCCAGCAAACATTCTGTCGCCTTCAGTAAACATTCCTTTTTTAGGTCGTAACATAATTACTTCTTCCAGTTAGCCAGACCACGCAGGCCGAATGACGCTGCCACAGCAGCACCTAAGAATCCTTTGTACCACTCAGGCATAGCGTCCAGAGCAGCAAACCCGTTCATTACTACAGGCACCATGCTAGGAAAGAAAGCAAGAATACATGGGATTGAAAACAAGATTGTAAACCATTCATCTTTCCATGAACTACTTGCGTTGTTAGCATGGATGTTTTCCCAATTACCGTCCTGCTGAATAGCTACCATCTTAGCTTCATGGACAGCCTTCTTCTCTTCTGCCTTGCGTTCAAAGTAACCACCAACAAGGGACGTTATAGGACCAATCAATGCTTGTATCATCGTATGTACTCAGCAAAGACAATGGCACCAAGAATAAAAGGATACAGGGCAAAGACAGCCTGACGATTAACAGATATGTCCTTAGCTGCTGCATCAAGCTGACGTTGGATCATGTCGTACCGCACTAGACACTCTTTTTCATGTCCTTCAAGTCTCGCAATAAGTTCTTCTGTTTTTGTCATTTAAAACCACCTGCAATGAATATCACTAAAACTGCTAAAATGCCTAAACTAACAAACGCTAACAATGTGCCTAGTATTTGTTCCTTTAGTTCCTGCTGTCGGTAAACAGCGTCCTGTCGTTGTTTTATTACCTGCTTCTTAATGTCCCGTAGCTCTTGCAAACCTTGGTTACCATAAGCCATGCCTATGATGCTGTGTAGTTCTTTGCGTTGAGCTTCTATCTTCTTCTTTCTTGCAAAAGCCTCTAGTGCTTCAGCTTCGGCAGACTTAGCAAACACCAGCTTCTTAAAAGGATTTGGGTTGCTCTTCTTCGACTCGTCAAACAGTACGTCACTAGCTGCACCGTACCATTTAGCTACTTGTCCTAGTGTGTCCTCTGCAGAACGTCCAGCTTCAACAAATGCCTTAGTCATCGCAAAGGCTTTAGATGCTGCGGCTATAGCTGTTACTGGATCAATCATCGTTATACCTTACGTACTTAGGACAACTATATATGCCTTGGACATACCATCGGTAGCGTTTGTCTGA